TAGAGCTTAAAAAAGCAGAGCAAGGCTTTGAGTTACAAATGAAAGAGCTTGAAGTAGATGTATTTAAGCTAGAAGTAGCAGACAAACAAGATGCTCGCGGTAAGTTTAGTAAAGACTGGACTGCTAGAATTATGGGCATAGTAGTTGTTGGTGGATTTATGGGCTACATATTTTTAGTTACCCTTCAGCCACCAGAACAAAACTCTGAAGCTTTAATTAATTTAGTTTTAGGTTATTTAGGGGGTCTAGCAAGTGCTGTAATCTCCTTTTATTTTGGCGCTTCAAACACCCCTGATAAAACAAATGACTAATAGAAAAACAGCATCAGACGTACACTCAGATCTTCGAGCTCACGAAGCTAAATGCGAGGAAAGATGGAAAACAATTTTTTCAGAAACAGCAGACATAAAAAAAGAAATGAACGATCTAAACGGAACATTAAAAATGGCTATGTTTGGAACTTTTGGGTTTATGGCAACCCTTTTAATTGCCTCTTTAACAGGGATAGTAGCAATATAATGAAAATATCAAAAGAAGGCATAGCTTTAATTAAAAAGTTTGAAGGGTGTGAACTTACAGCTTACAAATGTGCAGCTGGAGTATGGACAAAAGGCTACGGATCAACTTGGGGGGTAAGAGAAGGAGATACTATTACTCAAGAAGAAGCGGACGCTTTGCTTGAAAAAGAATTAGAAGAGTACACTGGTTTTGTAAATAATGCTGTAACACAGCCTTTAAATCAAAGCCAAATAGATGCAATGGTTTCTTGGACTTATAATCTTGGCCCTACAAACTTAAAAAGTAGTACAGCCTTAAAATTATTAAACCTAGCAGAGTATGAAGGCGTGCCAGCTCAACTTAAACGTTGGAATAAAGCTACAGTAAATGGGGAAAGAAAAGTTCTAGATGGCTTAGTTAGAAGAAGGGAAGCAGAAGCTTTAATGTTTGAGGGGAAAAAATGGGAACACATATAAAATGGCTTTACAAAAAACAATATTTAAACCAGGCATAAACAGAGAAGGAACTGATTACAGTAATGAGGGCGGATGGTTTGATATAAATCTTGTTAGGTTTAGAAAAGGTCTTCCTGAAAAATTTGGTGGTTGGCTTAAACTTACAGGCACTCTTTTTCTAGGAACATGCAGAGCTTTACATGCTTGGGTTTCTTTGGGTGGAACTAAATTATTAGGTTTAGGCACAACTTTTAAATACTATGTTCAAGAAGGAAATATTTATTACGATATTACTCCTATACGTTCAACTGATTTAAACGTTACTACTTTTGCAGCAACATCTGGAAGCGCTGTTATCACAGCAACAGATACAGGTCATGGGGCTGTTGTTAATGATTTTGTAACCATAAGTAATTCTAGTAATTTGGGTAGCGGAGGCAAAATTACTGCTGCTGTTTTAAACACAGAACATCAAATAACCTCTGTTACTGCTAATACATATACTTTTGTAGCTTCTGCTACAGCTAATGGTAGTGATACAGGCAATGGCGGAAGTGCAACAGACGCAGCTTATCAAATAAACGTAGGATTAGATGTTTACGTTCCTTCTACTGGTTGGGGTGCAAACAATTGGGGCGAAGGAACTTTTGGTTCATCTACTGCGTTAAATGAAACAGGTCAATTAAGGCTTTGGTCACATGATCACTTTGGCGAAAACTTAATTATAAATCCTAGAAATGGTGGCATATATAAGTGGGTTGAAAACAATGGGTTAACAACAAGAGCTGTTGAACTCTCTGGTATTTCTGGAGCCAATCTTGTTCCTACCAAAGCTATTCAAGTTATTACTTCTGAAAAAGATCGTCATTTAATTGTATTAGGAGCCGATCCTATTGTTGGAAGTGCTAGAACTGGAGCGTTAGATCCGATGTTAATAGCTTTTTCAGATCAAGAAAACGATTTACAGTTTGAGCCTTTGATTACCAATACGGCAGGATCTTTAAGACTGTCTTCTGGTTCATCTATTATAGGTGCTAATAAATCTCGTCAAGAAATATTAGTTTGGACTGATACTGCTTTGTACAGCATGCAATTTGTTGGACCGCCTTTTACATTTGCTGTTAATTTAATTAACGAGGGTACAGGATTGATAGGCCCTAAAGCTTCTGTAACAGCTCCATCTGCTGTATTTTGGATGAGTCAAAACAATTTTTACGCTTACAACGGTTCGGTTCAATCTTTGCCTTGCAGCGTACAAAATTATATTTTTGCAGATATTAATTTAACTCAATCTTTTAAAATAAATGCTTTTACAATTAGCGAGAAAAGTGAAATAGGTTGGTTTTATTGTTCAGCATCTTCAAACGAAATAGACAGGTATGTTATTTATAATTACGCAGAACAAACCTGGGTATATGGGTCTTTAAGCAGAACGGCTTGGCTAGATGCTGGTATTGAAAGTTTTCCTAGGGCTGTTAGTAGCGGTCTTCTTTACCAACAAGAAACTGGTTTTGACGACGACGGCACGCCGATGACAAATGTGTTTATTGAAAGCTCAGACTTTGATATAGGAGACGGAGAACAATTTAGTTTTATTAGAAAAATTATTCCAGACTTTAAATTCTTATCTAATTCAGATGCTGGCAAAGTTAATATAGTTGTTAAAACAAGAAACTTCCCAGGTGACTCTTTAACAACAAGATCAACTAGCTCTATAGGCTCTACAACGCAACAAAGCAATATTAGAGCAAGAGGCCGACAAGCTGTTTTAAGGTTTGAGTCTGACGATGACGATACAACAGCAAATACAAGCGTAGGCTGGAGGTTGGGGGCAACTAGACTAGACGTTAAAACTGACGGTAAAAGATGAGCAAAATACTGCAATCTCAACTTCCAATAGCGTCTGGAGAGAATACTTCTGTTGATGTTTTTAATAGACTTGTCAGAATTTTAGAGATAAACTTAGGATCAGTAGACCCTGATAATACTTTGCAATTATCAACTGCTCAACGTGACCAATTGAACTTTAATATTGGCACGCTAATCTTTAATACTACAACCGAAGTGTTGCAAGTATATAACGGGTATGAGTTCCTAGATTTAGGAATACCCGCAAATCCTCAAGGATACCAAGCTAAAGCTTTAGTTGGGAATGTATCTGTAACTACAAATGGGGATGTAACAATAAATTTAGGATCATCTTTATATGGTTGGGATATTGAACAATATTACAGCTAAGATGCTAAAATAACATATGGAACAAGGTATGCTAAACAACGGACAGAGACAGCAATTAGAAGGAATCGCAGCTTTAGGCAGAAACGAAGACACTTATTTAGCTCACGTAGCCCCAGATGAGATGGTCATACCAGCTCAGGCCTTACGAGACAACCCACTTTTAAAACAAGCAATCGACAAATCTATTTCCAAGTACGGGATTGACTCAAATCAATTCTTAGTTGGAAATGGCAGTATGGATTTAAACCCCTTGACAGGTTTACCAGAATTTGGATTCCTCTCTAAAATGTGGAAAAAAGCTAAAAAAGTAATTAAAAAAATAGCTCCTATAGCAGCAATGATCCCTGGTCCTTGGCAGCCTTTTGCTGCTGTTTACCAAAAAGGTAACGCTTTAAATAATATAGCTAAGGGTGATGGCGGAATCGGCGATCTATTAACGTTAGGTGCTGGCGGTAGTCAAAAAATCTTTGGCGAAGGCGGAGCTTTAAAAAATATTAGTTCTGGTGGTTTTAAAACGATGGGTGGGGGCTTTACAGACGCACTTAAAAATATTGGCCAAGTTGATAAATTAGATAAACTTGGAAATGTTGTACAAGGGGAAACTGTATTTAATCCATTTAGATATGGCGCAGGGCTAGGTAAAACATACGGGGAAAATCAAAAACAAGGATACGGCGGAATATTTAAAGATGTTGGCGGAGCTGACACTTTAGGTGGGCAAACTTTTAATACTTTTACATCATCTGGAAATCCAATTAGCAGCGGTATTATGAATGCTGGATATACACCTGGAATGGAAGGCGGTATGATGCCGACTTCTAATCAAAGTGGTGGGGGAGATATAACTAGTTGGTTGAGTAGCAATTTTGATACAAATGATAGAAAAATGATTAATGGCCAAGTGGCTATAAAATCAAATGACGGTAATTACTATACCCAAGAACAAGCAAAACAAATGTATGATCAGCAGTCTCAACCTCAGTCTTCTGGAATGTTTGGAGGCAAAAAATCAGGTCAAAGCTATTTAGGAACTATTGAAGACTTCCTTAAAGGAAAAAAATCAGATTTTAGCACCCCAGGATCAGGAAGAATTGGAATTGATAGAGGGGGTATTGGATCTATTTTTGGGGGAAATCCTGGTCAAAGCGGAATTGGAAGAATTGAAGACTTTATAAAAGGCAATCCATCTGATCCTGTTAGAGATAGCTCAGGCGGAATGTTCGGCGGTAACGCTGGACTAATGGGCTTATCAGCCCTAGCTGGCAAGATTGCTTATGACTCAGCCAAAGAAAGAATGGGCGGTATAGCAGAAACTCCTAAAGTAACGATGGATCAATTAGGCAGATATGAAATGGCTAAGAATTTAGGTACAGGTGGCAGTAGAGAAGACTTTGGTTTGGCTCCTGCACCTTTAGCTTTAAACTTTGCTTATGGGGGAGAGGCTAGACAATACTTTAACCAAGGCGGTATAGCTATGGTTCAAGACCTAGACATGCGTGAAGGCGGAGAATCAGAAGGACCAGGTACTGGTACATCAGACGATATACCTGCGATGTTGAGTGACGGAGAATTTGTTATGACTGCTAAAGCAACAAGAGGTGCAGGCTCATTTAATGTGAACAAAACAAAATCTGGTATAGAACTTATTAAAGGTGGAAGCGCTTCACGTGAAAAAGGCGTAGAAAACATGCGTGAATTAATGAATATTTTTGAGGCAATATAATGGCTGGACCACTTAATCCTGTTTTACAGGGTATCGATAGAAACGAGATAATATCAGATCCCGCTTTAAGAGAACTATATTTTGGTTCTTCTGATACGCCAGGATTAATTAACCAAGCAACTCAAGCAGCTCAAAAATCTTTCTTAGATCAACCCGCCATACTTCAAGGTACAGCAGGGTTATCAGCTCAAGAACAACAAGCTAGACAAATGGCTGGCGCTGGTATTGGCTCTTATCAACCATTTTTAAATAGACAAGAAAATTTAATTGGCCAAGGCATTTCTGATTTAGGGCAACAAAGAGGATTGCTAGGTGAGGCTTTGGGTGGTTATAGAAGCGCATACGGCGCTCAACAACCGTATTTAAATCAAGCAGAGCAAAGATTTGGATCTGCATATGGCGCTCAACAACCTTACTTTGGACAAGCAGAGCAGCAATTAGGCTCAGGTTTAGGCGGAATGTTTAATAGCTTAGGTTCAAGCAGAAATTTATTGGGACAATCCTTACAGGGCTATAACCCAGGGATGTCCAATCAATTTTACAATCCTTTTGAAAACCAAGTAGTCAATCAAACTATTGAAGATGTGATGAAAGCTGGAGATATTCAAGATATAGCAGCAAGAGCGCAAGGTATTTCTTCTGGTGGAGAGTCTGCTTTTGGATCAAGGGCTAGACTTGGAGCTGATGAAAGAAGGGAATCTTTGGGCAGAGGTTTAGGAAAAGCTTTGGGACAAATTAGATCAGGTGG